CGGGTCAGGCGACACCGTAGCATTATCAAAGCTGAATCCAGGCGAGGCCGTTTTGATGGACACGGACGGCGGGCACGCGTGGAATGTGCTTACACGGGGCCGCTCAAACTCGGATAACGAAATTGTTATTGGTAACTGCACGGTCAACGGTAACGAGACTGTTGGAGGTACGTTGTCCGTCACAGGCGTCGCAACGTTCTCCGGTGGTCTAGCTCCTACCACTACGACCACACCCCCGACTACCGATAGCTCTGGCTCGCTCGCCACTACCGCTAACGTAGATGCAAAAATAGCCGCGCGTAAGGTCGGGCGCACGCTGCTACAAACAAAGACTACTCAAGGTAACACGCTGCTGTCTATGGTTAATGTAGCAGGCTACAACGTGTATGAGTTGACACTTACTGACGTTGTACCGGCGACAAATAGCGCTGCCATGTCCATGCAACTTAGCGGGGATAACGGCGCTACGTGGGTGGCTACCACCAATGCGTACCGTTACGTGCTCAACAGCGCGGGCAGCGCACCTAGCGGTCCGTCCACTATAGCGGCACAGGCGACCGCAATTAACCTGTGCTCCAGTCTAGGCAATTCCTCTACGGGCATGTTCATGAGTGGCTCAATTCGATTCTACGGATTAGGGCGCTCCATTCGCGCAAAGGGGATTTCCTGGGACCTTACCTGTGTCTTGTCAGATGGAAACCTATACCGTATTTCAGGTGCTGGCGAGCTTCAAGTTAGCATAGCTCCGCTAAATGGCATCCTGATAGCGGGCGGATTCAACGACGGTGTTTGGTCGCTGTACGGGATGGATAGCTAATGTCTATCACAGCGGACGTACAGCAGTTAGAACCCGGCGCGCTTGTCGAGCTTTACGAATTGGACTCTTCAGTAATGGGCGGTGACGTGTTGCGGTTCCACGCACACCTACAGGCCGGTCCTATCGTTTGGCAAGGTGTAGAGTACGCGGCATGGCCGATCATGGCCCAAGGCTTTGAGCGAGTTGGTGGAGCGTCTCAGCCCTCGCCCACTCTCACCGTGGCTAACCTGGACGGTTCTATTTCCGCTCTGTGTATTCTCCTCGGTGACCTCGTAGGCGCAAAGGTGAAGCGGCACCGCACACTAGCGAAATACCTAGACGGGCAACCCACGGCGGACCCTACGGCGGAAATGCCGGTAGAGCTTTGGCTTATCGAGCAAAAGACAGCGGAGACTAATCTTAACGTTGAATTTACCCTCTCGTCCGTGCTGGACTTCTCCGGGCGTCAACTCCCTAATCGCCAAGTAGTCGCTACGCTATGTCCGCAAGAGTGGGCTTACCGTGGCCCTATATGTGGTTACACAGGGACGGCGTATTTTGACGCTAACAATAATCCGGTTAGCGACCCGGCGCAAGACGTGTGCGGACGTAGGCTGTCTAGCTGTAAGTGCCGATTCGGTGCGGGCAATCCTTTACCGTTCGGTGGGTTCCCGGCTGCAGGCACGGCGGGTACGCTGTGATAACGGCCTCTCTCCGGGAGGCTATCGCCCGCCATGCTTTGGAGTCCTATCCTAACGAGTGTTGCGGGCTGGTGGTCAACGGTGAGTATTTTCCTTGCCGTAACACCTCCGCAACGCCTGCGGAGGGTTTCGACCTCGACCCGGACGATTATGTAGCGGCGGAAACGTTCGGGACAATTACCGCCCTCGTCCACTCACACCCAGGCGCTAGCGCTAAGCCCTCGCAGCACGACTTAACCGTATGCGAGGAGGCCGGTATCCCATTGTGGGTAATTGCCTCTCTGGGCGCACAGGCGGACGGCTCTATCGCTATTGAGGACTGGCATGAGTTTAGCCCTAGCGGGTACTCCGCCCCTCTCGTTGGCTGTGAGTTCTCACACGGTACTAACGATTGCTACGGCCTTATCCGCCGCTGGTATTGGCAAACCCACGGAATAGACCTACCGGACTTTCTCCGCTCCCCGGAATGGTGGGATGACGGACATAGCGACTTGTACACGGCGGGCTTTCCTAAGGCGGGCTTTACTGCCCTGCCCAACGATACGGAGCCGGAGGTAGGGGACGTAATCCTAATGCGTATCCGCTCGCGTAATAACGTCCCGAATCACGCAGCCGTCTACGTTGGCAATGGGCAAATACTACACCACTGCTACGGGCAACTATCCAGGCACGACTCGCTAGGTAGGTACTCCGAATACGTAACGCACACGCTCAGACATAAGGAGGCGCACACATGGAACAAGTAAGAACAGTACGCCTCTACGGCAAGCTAGGGGCAAAGTACGGGCGCACTCATAGGTACGTTCTCTCGTCTCCACGGGACGCGTTACGCGCCCTTATCGCTATGGTTCCCGGTTTCGAGCGAGAGCTTATGACTAGCCGTGAGCGGGGTATTGAGTACGCGGTATTGGTCGGTAGCCGGAACATAGGAGAAAACCAACTCACGCACCCTAGCGGCTCGGATGATATACGCATTGCGCCGATTATGTCAGGTAGCAAAAAGGCGGGGCTCTTTCAAACAATCGCGGGTATCGCTCTTGTGGTGGTCGGTGCCGTGTCCTCGTACTTCGGGAATCCATACGGCACCCAAATGATGCTTATGGGCGCAAGCATGGCACTAGGCGGTATTGCACAAATGCTAGCCCCTCACTCCTCCCCTAACTCCGCAACTCAAACAACGTCCTACGACTTCGGCGGGGCGCAAAACACAACGTATCAGGGCGGGCCGGTCCCGCTCCTATACGGGCGTATGCGAGTGGGCTCTACGGTCATTAGCGAGGGCTTGCTAGCCCAAGACGGAACGGTACAGCTAGTAGGCGGCAACTACGTAATAACCTCGTAAAGGAGAACATATGCAAGCACTCAGGGGCGCTAAAGGCGGAGGCAGTTCTACGCCCACACAGGCTAATGACAGCCTCCAGAGCATTACCTACGCGCAGATTATGGACCTTATCAGTATGGGTCCTATCTACGGCCCGCCCTCGGGTGACCCGCAAAGGGACACGTATCTTAATGACGTACCTATTAAGAACGCGGACGGTAGTTACAACTTCAACGTAGACGCGTTTGCGTTCCGGTTCGGGGACGTAGACCAAACGTACATATCTGGCTTTGACACTTCGGCTAACGAAACGAGCGTAGGCGTAGAGCTTAAGAAGGCTACGCCCTGGAGTGTCGTAGTAACTGATATTACGAAAAACGCAATTGTCATAACGCTAGGCGTTCAATCCCTCAGCAGTACTAATCCAAGTACCGGGGACGTTAATGGGTACGAGGTGGCTTACCAAGTTCAACTGTCTGTGGACGGTGGCGCTTACAGCATCGTCGTAGACACGTCCTTTAACGGAAAGTGTTCCGGCTCATACAATCGTTCGCACCGTATCGCTCTTTCAGGTGCTACGTCCCAGTACTCGCTACGTGTGGTTCGAATCACAGACGACACAACTAGCGTTTACATCCAAGACACCACAACCGTAGTTAGCTACTCACTGGTAGTGGACGCAAAGCTACGGTATCCGTTGAGCGCAATCGCGGCCCTTTCTGTGGACGCTGTGCAGTTCTCCGCAGTGCCTACCCGCTCCTACGATATGAAGGGGCTGTTAGTCAAAGTTCCCTCAAACTATAACCCGAACCTCCGCACCTATACAGGTAACTGGGACGGGTCCTTTGTAACCGCGTGGACTGACAACCCGGCGTGGATTTTCTACGACCTTTGCTTGAATCCTATCTACGGGTTAGGCCAGTTCGTAGATGCCTCCATGCTGGACCGTTATTCTTTGTACCAAATCGCTCAGTACTGCGATGTAATGGTTAGCGACGGGAAGGGAGGACTAGAGCCGCGCTTTACCTGTAACTGTTATATCCAAGCCCGTGCGGACGCGTACAAGGTGCTTCAAGACCTCGCTAGTATCTTTCGCGGTATGGCGTACTGGTCGGCGGGGTCGGTAGTAGCTACGGCGGACATGCCGGGAGACCCTGTGTATTTGTACACGGCGGCTAACGTCATTGGCGGACAGTTCAAGTACGTTGGTAGCTCGCTAAAGACCCGCTACACATGCGCCGTGGTGCAGTGGAACAACCCGGATAACGCCTACAAGCCAGAGCCGGAGTCCGTTGAGGACAGAGACGGTATCGCGCGTTACGGTATTAACCGCGCACAGATTACCGCGTTTGGTTGCACGTCGCGTGCGCAGGCTCAGCGCGTGGGCCAGTGGTCTATTCTGACTTCACGCTATGAGACCAATATGGTTACTTTTAGCGTGGGTCTGGACGGTACATTGTGCCAGCCTGGGCAGATTGTCGCGGTAGCCGATCCTGCACGCGCATCGCAGCGGCGCGGCGGACGTATCAAGTCTGCCTCTGATACCGCACACCTTACGCTAGATAAGATTGACCCGACCATGGCGGTAGGCGATACGTTGCGTGTGGTGTTGCCGCAGGGCGGTACATACGAGTCCTCAATTAGCGGCATCAACGGCAACACTGTATCCCTTAACCCTCCCCTGTCTGCTGTACCTGTATCGGGTGCTGTGTGGGTTAGTGAAAGCTCGCAGGTTAGCGCCCAATTGTTCCGCGTGGTCTCTATTGCGGAGAAAGAAGGTATCACCTTTGAGATTACCGCCTCTCAGCATGAGCCCGGTAAGTACGGTGCGATTGATAACGGCGCGGCTATCGACGTTAAGCCGATTACCGGGAACTCCTTCACTACTCAGGTCCCGCCTAGTGGTGTAACGCTGTCGCAATACGTTGTGATTGACCAGGGCATAGCCAAAACCAACATGACGGTTGCATGGCATCCCGCGCCCAGCGCAGTAGCGTATACGGTCCAGTTTCAAAAGGATAACGGTACGTGGGTAGATGCAGGCACGACCGGTGGCACCTCTGTAGACGTGCATAACATCTACACGGGTAGTTACTTGGCCCGTGTCAAAGCCACTAACGCTATGGGTGTGTCGTCGGTCTATGCGGTATCTACCACGACAAACCTAACGGGTAAGAACACGCCTCCTCCTACGGTTGCTTCTCTGTCTGCTAGCTCAGACAAGATATTTGCGATTCAGGTTAATTGGGCGTTCCCTCCTGGTGCTGGAGACACGGCGTACACGGAGATTTACTACAGCCATACCAACGACTTTAATACCTCAACTCAACTTGGGCGGTACAGCTACCCGACCACTGTAACAAACCTGCTGGGCTTGGTGGCTGGCTACGATATGTACTTTTGGGCGCGACTGGTAGACACAACCGGGAACATTGGCCCTTGGTATCCAAGCGAGACGGGAGCGGGCGTGCACGGTATGGCCTCGGCGGACGCTACGGCAATCCTCCAGTACCTTACCGGCCAAATCACGGCTACTCAGTTATCGCAAGGATTGCTAGCCCCTATTCAGGCTATTCCGGGTTTGCAGCAGGACGTAACTAAGAACGCTGCGGATATCACCACAGAGCAGCAAGCGCGGCTTACCGGGGACTCGGCATTATCGAGCCGTATCGACCAAATCACGGCGCAAGTTGTTATCCCTGAAATGGCAGGTGACACAGGGAGCTATGCAGGCGATACCACCGTCTACGCGGGTGTGTGGTCGGAAACTTCGGCCCGTGCAGAAGCGGACCTAGCGCTAGCACAGAAGGTGGACACCGTTACCGCGCAAATCAGCAACGCGGCTACTACCTTGTTGGCGGCTGTGCAAACGGAGACAAAGGCACGTACGGACGCAGATAGCGCTATGGCGTCCCAAATCACAACGGTACAGGCGCAAGCCAATGCTAACGCAGCGGCGGTGCAAACCGTGGCGCAATCCTACGCGGACCTTAACGGGCGAGTGTCAGCCTCTTACCAAATCAAGACGCAGATTACGACCAACGGACGTACCTACATTGCAGGTATCGGCGTAGGCGTGGATAACACAAGCGGCACGGTGGAATCTCAAGTACTGGTGGCGGCCAGTCGGTTCGCGGTGCTTGACCCTAACGGTGCTGCTGTGTCGTCCCCGTTCGTTATCCAGGGCGGGCAAGTGTTCATGAATTCGGCCTTTATCGGTACTGGCTGGATTACCAACGCAATGATTGGAGGTGTTATTCAGTCCACGTCTGTAGGCGCTAACGGGCAACCTCGCTGGAGTCTCGATAAGAACGGAGTACTAACAATGAACGGAGCGAATGCGGGAAGCGGCTACCTAACGATCAACGACAGCACTGTAATGGTCTATGACGGTAACGGCACGTTGCGCGTGCGTATGGGTATCTGGTAATGCAAGGGTTGCAAATTTGGAACGCGTCCGGGACTTTAATCCTGGACTCGTCAGATAGATTAGGGCGCATCGTAGGTAGCGCCCGCGTGACAGGTACAAACGGCAATGCAGTAGCGGACCTTAGCCAAGGTACGCCGTTTTATTCCTTCCAGCCTGATTTTCTGTTTAAGCACGTAAACCAAATAACGCCGCCTCCTATGTTCACCATTAACGCGGGCGGTATTACGTGGGTGTACGACACGGACGGCGGTACTACTAACAGGTATCCGGTTACCGGCTGGGTGTTCTTCGGGGTCT